CAATCTCCGCCCCACTCAAGTTCACAATCTTACACATTAAAGTTTCCTACAGGCAACGTAACAGCAGATAGATTTTTAAAAGTTGCATCAGTAACAGGATCAGGCACAACAGGTGTTGGTCAGTTATCTTTTGCTGAGGTATCTGGTGGAACGTCTTGGCAAGCTGTAAAAACTTCTAACTTTACTGCAGCGGCAGGTGAAGGATATTTTGTTAACACAACATCAGGAGCAATTACAGCAACATTACCTGGATCAGCATCAATTGGTGATGAAATTTCAATTATAGATTACGCAGGTACGTTTGACTCTAACAATTTAACAGTAGGAAGAAACTCTCACAATATACAGGGTTCTGCAGCAGATTTAACAGTGTCAACCGAGAGAGCTGGTTTTACATTGGTTTATGTAGACTCAACTCAAGGTTGGCTATTAAAGGATAAATAATAGCTATGTCTGAATATAAAGGTATAAAGGGGTTTCAAGTTCAAACCCGTACAGAAGATCCAAGTCCAACTGAAGCACAAATTGGAGATTTTTACTATAACTCTGCAACAGGACAATTTAAAACTATAAACGTAGGCGGAGCGTCTACCGGTAGTTTTTCTAGTGGTACAAACTTGCCTTCAGGACAAGATTATATGGGGACCATAGGATCTAACACAGCAGCTCTAGCAATTTGTGGTACTTCACCTCCACCTTCTTACCCTAATCAAAAAAAGAATATTGAATACGATGGATCTAGTTGGACAGAATTAGCAGATTTAAATCAAGGTCGAATAGTAGGAATTTTTGGTGCAGACGGAACCACAACAGCAGCTATAGCTACAGCCGGACAAGGTCCTACTCCTGCAAGCCCATTAGTAAATTTAGATGCATCAGAAACTTGGAACGGTTCTTCTTGGACTGAAGTTAATGAAATAAACACAGCAAGAGATAACTGTACAAGTACAAAATCAGGATCATCAACAGCATCATTAATTTATATGGGAGGTACACCTTCACCTCACACAGACAAAACTGAGTCTTGGAATGGATCTTCTTGGACTGAAGTAAACGTTTTAAATAATTCAAGAGAAAGAGGTTCTGGCGGTGGTACACAAACTAATGCAATAGCCGTGGATGGTGCAAGAGCACCTTCGCCTGCTAACCCAGATGGTGTTAAATATTTTGAAACTTGGGATGGAACGTCTTGGACGAGTGGTCCAGATACTAATACAGCTCACATGTATGGAGCATCTTGGGGATCATCAACAGCAGCTTTGGTTGTAGGAACGGATCCAGCTAACAACGTAGTCGAAGGTTTTAATGGAACTGCTTGGTCAGAAGTTGCTGAAATGGGCACAAATAGAATTGTACATGGTGGTGGAGCAGGTCTTAGTTCATCAAATAATGGAATAATAACTGGCGGTAGTGCTAGCGGAGACTCTAACGCAGTAGAAGAATGGAGCGCAGATAGTTTTTTAATTAAATCGGTGACAACAAGTTAATTATGATTTATAAACAAGAAAAAGGAGGAAGCAACTATGGCATATAAATACTGTACAGCGACTAACTGGGGTAAGAATTTTTTCACTCACGAAGAGAGAAAACATTTCCACCTTTCAGGTCATCCTGGTGAAGTATGGGTTGTAGGCGATAATCTTTATGGTGATCAGTGGATCAGTAAAGTGCATGGTGCTATTAAAACAAAAGAAGAAGCACAAGCTATCGTTACTGGTGAAATCGAAACAGCACAAGCTGAATACGATGCACTGTCGGCTGAAGAAAAAGAGCGAAGACCTAGACCAGTAGTATATAATCTTCCATAGTCTTAACCTATGGCTAAGTATTCGGATATAAAAGGATTTACGGTTCAAACTGTTAGCAGCGATCCTGTTGCGTCTCAAGCATCTGGTGGAACGTGGGCTACTGGTAATAACATGAACACAGGTAGAGAGGAATTAGGAGGCGTAGGTATTCAAACTGCTGCTTTAGCTATTGCAGGTCAATTACCAGGAAGTTTTTCTCCTAGAAGTAGACAAGAAGTAGAAGATTACAACGGTACATCTTGGACTGAAAAAAGTGAAGTTAATACTGGTAGATCTTTAGCGGCTAGTGGTGGAACTTATACATCTGCTGTTTTTGCAGGTGGTTATAGTCAAGACTCTCCTTCGGGTGGAAGAAACAATGCTGAAACTTGGGATGGAAGTTCTTGGTCAGAAGTATCAGAAATTAATTCAACAAGATTTGGTATGGCAGGAGCGGGAACGTCAACTACAGCTGCCATTGCTTTTGGTGGTACAGATCCTGGATCAGATCCTCCTGAACAAGCAACTAACGAAAGTTGGAATGGATCATCATGGACTGAAGTAAGTGATATGAATACTAGAAAAAGAGATACAGCTGCTGGTGGAACAGCGACTGCAGCTTTAGTTTTTGGTGGTAGAACAAACCCTAGTGCAACGATTACTGCAGATGCTGAATCTTGGAATGGATCGGCATGGACTGAAATATCTAGTATGAACACAGGTAGATATTATTTAGCCGGTGGTGCTGCAAGTGTAACAGACGCTATAGTTCATGGTGGATATACTCCACCAACTAATTCAGATTTGACAGAAATTTGGAATGGGTCTTCATGGACAGAAGTAGCTGATTTAGCAACTGCAAGAAGAGCGCTTGCTGGAGCTAATCAATCTCCAAGTACAACGGCTTTAGCTTTTGGTGGTTTAACTCCAAGTGCTATTTCTAATGCTACAGAAGAATTTACAGCGCCTGCTGTATTTGCAAAACAAACCCAAGGACAATTATTTTACAATTCAACAGCAGATGCTTTTAAAGAAACGGCAATAGATGTGCCAGCTGGATCTTGGGCCTCTGGTGAAAACTTACCTGCCGCTAGAGCAAGTATAATAGGTGCTGGAACTGCAACAGCAGGATTAGTTTTTGGTGGTAATCCTCCTCTGACTGATGCTACTTATGAATATGATGGCTCTAGTTGGACATCTGGAGGTGCTTTAGGCACAGCGAGACAAGATGGTATTGGAGTTGGAACACAAACTTCTGCTTTAGGATTAGGAGGACAAGAACCTGCTAGATCTGATAAAGTAGAACAATACAACGGTACATCATGGACTGAAATTGCAGAATTTAACACAGCAAGAAGTAGTCAGGGTGCATCAGGTGAAGGATTAGTAACTGACACAATTATGTTTGCTGGAAACACTGGAAGTCAATCTGCTCTTGCAGAAACTTGGGATGGAACTACATGGACAGAGGTATCTGATTTAAATACAGCACGTTATGATGTTGGTGGTGCTGGTGCTAGTAAAACATCTGCAATATGCTTTGGAGGAGGTGAACCTAGTAGATCTACTAAAACGGAAAGTTGGAACGGTTCTAGTTGGACAGAAGTAGGAGATTTAAATGAAACTAAAGACAATGTTGGTGGTGCAGGAGATGCTTCCTCAGCGATATGTTTTGGTGGTGGAACTCCTAGTTTAACTGCAAATACAGAAGCTTGGAACGGAAGCAGTTGGTCTGAAATTGGTAATTTAGGAACAGCAAGAACTCAATTATCTGGATCTGGATCAGTGGCTAGTGCTTTAGCTACAGGTGGAGAGTCACCTTCGGTTACAAATGCAACAGAACAATGGACAGCAAATTTAGCTAACCAAACAATTACAGTGAGTTAATTATGGCAAAATATAGAGAAATAAAAGGTGTAACGATACAAACAAGAAAAGTAGATCCAACTGTAAATGCTGGAACTTGGTCAAGTCAATCTGGAATGAATGAAGGTAGAAAAGGTCTATCTGGTTTTGGAACTTACACGGCAGCAATAGCAGCAACAGGAAATGATCCTTCAACAGTAAACAGTGTGGAATCTTGGAACGGATCATCTTGGACTGAAATAGCTGAAGTTAATACAGCAAAATTTTATAGAGGTAATAACGGGACACAAACAGCTGGTTTATTAATTGGAGGTGCGCCTGCAACAACAGACACTGAAGAATGGAATGGCTCTGCTTGGACTGAAACAGCAGATTATCCTGCAGCTTTAAGTGGTATAATTCAATTAGGAACTCAAACTGCGGCTTTTGCCATTGGTGGTGCAACAGCTCCAGGTCCTTATGTTACCTCAACAAATACTTACAATGGATCATCTTTTACCAGTTCTACGGCGATTAACACAGCAAGATCAAACGGTATAGGATCCGGATCAACAACTGCTGCTGTTATAGCTGGTGGTTCTACTCCAAGTGCAACTGCAAACACAGAAGTTTGGAATGGCTCATCTTGGACAGAAAGTTCTGGAGATTTAAATACTGCTAGAGATTTATTAGCAGGGTCAGGATCTTCAAGCACAAACAGTTTAGCTTTTGGTGGTCTTTCAACAGCTGTTACAAGCACAGAGTCTTGGAATGGAACTAGCTGGACTGAAGTAAATGATTTAGCAACAGGAAGACGAGAACTTGGTGGAAGCACGAATGGAAGTAACACACAAGCTTTAGCTTTTTCTGGTTGTACATCTCCAGGTGCTGTGCAAACTGCAACAGAGCAATGGACTTTTCCTTCAGGACCTCATTTAAGTGAAGGTGATATATTTTTATCTGGAGACGCATCGTTAAAAGCTTTCGGAAAAGCAGCTGGAATACCATCAGGAGTTTTTGTATCCGTCGGTGCTTTAAATACACCTAGAGAAAGATTTGGTGGAACCACTTCAACAGGAGGATCTACTGCAGCAATAGGAGCTGGGGGAGACTCTCCAGTCATAGATAGTGTTGAACAATACAATGGATCATCTTGGTCAGAGATTACAGAATTAAACACGGCACGAGGTGGTAACGGTGGAGGAGCAGGAACCACAACAGCAATGTTAGCTTATAGTGGTGGTCCTTCTATCGTTGACAATGTTGAATCATGGAATGGTTCTGCTTGGACAGAAATAACAGAAGTTAACACAGGTAGATATGAGTCTAAAGGTGGTGGTACACAAACTGCTGCTTTATTCTATCCTGGTTATTTACCACCTCCAAGCACAGCAAGAACTAATTTTGAAGAATGGAATGGAAGTTCTTGGACAGAACTTGCAGAAGTTAATAGAGGAAGATCAGGTCCAGGAGCAGGGACAACTTCACCTACGTCTGCTGTAATTTTTGGTGGATCTAATCCACCTCCAGTGCCTTCACCAACTCCCGCTGATGCATCCACTGAAACTTGGGATGGATCAAGTTGGACAGAGGTTAACGAAATGAATACAGGTAGAGGTGGTGCTGCAAGTTTTGGAAATGCAACTTCATGCATAGCAGCTAGCGGTTATTCTGGTGGATTTATTTCCAACACTGAAAAATGGGATGGCACAAATTGGACAGAAGTTAATGAGTTAGGAACATCTCGTAGTAATGCATCTGGTAGCGGTTCAGCTGTAGCTGGTTTAGTATTTGGTGGTAATCCACAACCTGGCACGGGAACTCTTACAGAAGAATGGTCAGTAGAATCTCAATTATCTAAAGTGACCGTATCTTAGACTTGACCTTTATATAGAAAGGTATATACAGGTATTAGAAATGAATAAAGGAGATAGAATGTCAAAAGAAAAACGTAATATAGCTACCAAGCTAGAAACAGAGTCAAAGTATTTAACAAACATCTTAGATAAGGATGATGTTAAAAATTTTAAAAAATTAATACCAGAGTTACAAGATACATGGATGAAGAAACAAATGTTTCGTACAGAAACAGAAATGAGATTCTCTGTGTTATCAGATAATAAATACCCAACTAAAGCTGCAAAGTATTGGCAATCTGTAAGAGAGCAGAATACACACTTTGAAAATTTGGTTCACCTATCATTTGATGCTAGGAAGAATGAAGTTGAGATAAAAAAACTACAAAGAGATATTAGAAAAGAAAAAGATCCATTAGAGAAAGAACTCAAACAAGTAGAGCTAGAAGAAAAATTATATGGTAAAGCACAAATGGAACTTGTTGCTAAACATAGAATGAGAGAAGTAGCCACTTGGTCTAAACTTAAAAAAGAGTTTCATGATGGTTCTTTTGACGACAGAGATGTAAACACGCACCAAGCTAAATCATACTTGTTAAGATTTCAAAGACAAAAAGAAACTATAACTCCTGGTACAACACAACCAGAAGTGTTTAATATATTAGGACAACTAGAAGCTTTAGAAAAAGGTTTAAGAGAAAACACTTTATCTTTAGACGATAAAAAAACTAAAAAATTAAAATGAAGTTCGACTTTGTTTATCTAGGGCAAACCGTTTTAAAATATCAAGTCCCTTTAGAAATATTCGTAGGTCTTAATGAGATCTATGAAAAACAAAAGAAACAATTGCCTAAAGCTAACAAACAATTAGTAGGTAAGATACAAGATGAAGTATCTTTATTTTATTCTGGTCCTAACAACGATAAGATGCATCAGCATTGTTTCTTACCAGAAGATATATTAAAATGGTTTCATACCGTATTTGATCATTACACAAATTGGAACAAGATAGGTTCAACAGATAAATCTATAAATTCTATTTGGGTTAATGAAATGAAAGCACACGAATATAATCCTGTGCACATACACCAAGGTAAACTTTATACGGGTCTGTCCTCTGTCATGGTTTTAAAATTACCAAAAGATACAGGTGTAGAATATTCAGCAGAATCAAAACCTATGAATGGTAGATTACAGATTATTGGTGCAGCTAACGGACAATTTTCTAAAACAGATTACTCGCCTCAAATGAAGATAGGAGATTTTTATGTGTTTCCTTATGACATGAGACATTGTGTTTATCCATTTAACGGAACTAAAGAAGTTAGGAGAACATTAGTTTGTAATGTAGATGTTAATTACAATCCTGTAGCATCAAGAACTGGAAGAGGACAAAACGAATGATACCAAGAATGCCTAGATGGCAATCTTATGTTGCTACAACCACACAACCTATTTTTACACCCGAGCAATGTAAAATGATTATTGATGCAGGTCATCAATGTGCACCGGAGCAAGCTAAGATAGGTGGAGGTGAAGGTGGTAAGTACGATACGAAAAAACGAGTGACGACAATATCTTGGATACCTTTTAAAAAATTACCACAGATGTACAAAGTTATTGAGAATCAATTATCTATTGTAAATTTAAATCATTTTATGTTTGATGGTGTAAGACTTACAGAGCCTGCACAATTTACTGTATATCCCAAAAAAGGTTTTTATGATTGGCACATGGATTTAAATCCGTTTGGTCAACAAGGTCAGAATCCAATTAGAAAAATATCTATGACTTGTTTATTATCAGATCCATCCGAGTTTACAGGTGGAGATCTTTTGTTTGCAGATACAGGTGATCATAAACCATTGCAACTAAAACAAGGACAAGCAATATTCTTTGCATCATTTTTAAGACATAAAGTAGCTCCAGTTAAAAAAGGTGTCAGAAAATCTTTAGTCATGTGGTTTGGAGGGCCTCCGTTTAAGTGAGCCAACTATATAAAAAAATATTATTTCCAACTGCTGTTTATTACAAAGATTTACCTGATTCTAAAAAACTTAATAAATATCTTTTTAAAGAAATAAAAAAGTGGCAAAAAGCAGATCCTAATGGAGAAAAGAAAACAAACTCTGGTTTTGGTTGGCACAGTAAAACTGACATGGATAAGAGACAAGAATATAGACCACTTATAGATGAGTTATTTAAAATGGCTTACGAGTGTAATAAAGATTATGGTATATCAGGTAAACTGGGACTTGGTAATATGTGGGCTAATATTAATTCTACTTATAGTTATAATAAAACACATACACATCCTAATTCTATGTGGTCAGGTGTGTATTATATTAAAGTACCAAAAAACTCTGGCAAATTATTTTTAGAAGATCCGAGACCAGGACCTAATTTACATATGCCTAGAAGAGTTGATAATTTACCAGAAGCATTATGGAGAGTATGTGCCTACGAACCTCTAGAAGGACGTATGATCTTTTTTCCATCTTGGCTTCCCCATGGTGTAGATATAAATATGAATAAAGAAAAAGGTGAGAAGAATTGGAGAGTTTCAGTATCATTTAATTTTATACAAATATGAGTTTTAAAAAAAATAAATATCAAGTTATACGTGGTGCCGTATCTAGAGAAGTAGCAGCTTTAGCATATACGTATTTACAAATATCAGCAGAGGCAGATCATTGGATGTTAAATAATGGTATTACCTTTCAAGGCAATCCATTGTTAGGTAAATTTAACGACCCACAAGTTCCGGGTTCTTATGCTAAATATAGTGATAGATTAATGGAGACATTGCTGGTTAAAACCATAGCTATAATGCAGAAAAAGACAGGACTTAAATTAGTCCCTACTTATTCATATACAAGACTATATAGAAAAGGTAATATTTTAAGAAGACACAAGGATAGACCTAGCTGTGAGATATCTACCACACTAAACCTAGGTGGAGATGTATGGCCCATATTTATCGATCCTACGGGGGCTGACAACGTCATAGACGAGTATGAGGAGATACATAAGCCCGATGCACCCAAAGGTATAGAAATTAACCTAAAACAAGGGGATATGCTTATTTACTCTGGTTGCGAGTTAGAGCACTGGAGAGAGCCGTTTCAAGGCAATTTATGTGGTCAAGTGTTCTTGCACTATAATCATGCAGATGGACAGTTTGCAAAGTCCAATTTGTATGATAAAAGACCTATGCTAGGAATAGTCAAATAACGTTGAACATCAACGCAATCTAATATAATCTGGAGA